CGAAACAAACTCAACAAATTTTAAATTTAGAAAGATTTGGTTTGTTGCCAGAAAATGTTCAAAACACAGTAAATGAAGCTAGAGAAGAAGGAAATTTTCCTGCTCCTATGGAGCCCATTTCAAAACAAGAATTCGATGAGTTTAAAAAAGTTTTTAGTATTTTTGTTTCGCCAGATCCTGTTCAAGCAGCAAAAGGCAGTAAATTCAACGATGTGGATTTTGCAAAAGCCTTTGCAGCTCAAGAAAGGGCTATTGCCTTACTGAGTGATAAAGAAATACAAAAAGAAATAGGAGCGATAGCTGGTGGTATTATTGCACCATCTTTAGTTCCGATTATAGGTCAAGCTAGTTTGCCAGCTAGAATATCTGCCCTAGCAACACAATATCCACGTATTGCAAAAATGTTAGCTGCTTTTGTCGGTGGAACTGGTGGCTCAGCACCGTTTGCAGACAATTATATTGAAGCTTTAGGTTACGGAGCAAGAGAAATGGCAGGAGAAGGAGTTTATCAACTTTTTTCAAGAATATTTGGACAAAGAATAATGAAATTATTTAGAGGAAGAAACGGTGAAAATTTAGAGGAGGGAGCGCAAGCAGCCTTAAAAATAGCAATGGAGGGAGGATCAGTTCTAACTCCTGCTAGATTATCATCGTCAAAAACAATTGATATGTTAGAAAATTTTGCTGAGGTATCTTTTTTAGGCGGAGGAAGAATTATAAAAGCTGGGGAAGAAGGTCAACAAGCTGTACAAAATCAATTAATTAAACATTTAAATAAAACTTATTTTGCTAATGCTAATAAATCCTTAGTTGATGCAGAGTCAAAATTTATTACTGAATTTATTAAAAACGCATCCAAAGAAAATATAGATGATGCTTTAAAAGTATTTATTTTAGGAGGCAGAGATATTTACAAAACAGCCATAGACGGAGCTTACGGCGCAGTTCAAAAACAAGTAGCAAAAACAGTTGGTGGTAGAGCAAAAATTATTGATATCTCTAAATTAAAAAAAGTTCTTAAAAGACAAATGAACCTTCAATATGGAACTAATGTTGTTCCAAACGAGGGACCAATTAAAAATATCATGGGCTACATTAATGATTTACCTGATAAAGTTGATTTTAATACTGCAAAAAATATAAGAAGTTATTTACTTGGAAAAACTGGAGCTTATCAATTAGGTGGGACTACAGCAGACGCTCAATCAAGAGCTATTGCTGGTGCTTTACAAAACACAGTTACCCAACAAATGGCTAAATCTATAAAACTTTTAGAAAGATCTGGTCAGTACGCACCAGGCGAAATAAAATTAATAAAGCAGCTTTACGAAAATGCTAATGATTTATATAAAAACGGTAAAAATACATTTAATCATAAATTTATTACAGGTTTATTGGCTGACGACACTGGTCAATTATCTAAAGAAGGGGTTGATGTCAGTAAATTTATTTATAAAAATTTATTTGATAGTGGTAATCCTAAAAGAGTTAAAAGTTTTTTTAATTTATTAGAACAAGGAGTTAAAGGAGTTAAAGGCGCTGATGGTCAAGTAACTCAAATAATCACCAGAGAAGCTGCAGATCAAATTAAAAGTAAAATTAGGGGTCAATTTATTTTTGATATTATTCGCCCAAATATTGATGCAACGACAGACATGATTAATGCCAAACAAGTTTTAGGAATATTAAAAGGTTATAAAGGTAAACAAGCAAAAGTATTAGATGAAATGTTTGGTGATACGGTAGGAAAAAATGCCTTAAACAATCTAAAAGGTTATCTAAGATCTTTAAGTTTAGCACAATCAAGAGGTATTGGTCGTCAACAAGGGGGTTTAGCTTTATTTTCTGGTCAGTTTGCTGCTCTTGGTGGTTTAACTGGAGGAACAATAGGTTTTGCTTTCTCTGGAGGAGATGTTGGGGCTGGTGCTATTGGAGCTTCGGTAGTTCCGTTAGCTATATTAGGTGGTCCAGCTGCGGTCGCTAAAATGTTTTCAAATAGAAAATTTGTTAATAACTTAATGAATATGCAAATGTCTAAATCTGGTTCTAATTTATATATTAGATCTATTACAAGATTAATAAACGATGGTGTTACTGCTGGTTTTTTTGATATTGGTCAAGCAGAACAAGTAGTTAAGAATCAAGATGCATTTGTTGATTTGGATAATTTAGATGAAACTTTTCCATGGTTGAAAGATTTGGATAAAAATGATGAACCAAACGAAAATTATACCGATCCAGATATTAAAAAATTAGAAAATTTTCAAAACGATATAAAAGAAGATTCTGAGTCAATAACAGTTGACGATGAACCAGAAAGTTTAATAAATATAAATTTAGACGACACCACAACCTTACCAGAAATTTCAGTGCCAGAACCAGATTCATCTATTATGGCTGATATTACAAGCACTCCTATAACCGCTTTACCTTCAACTGGAACAACGCCTGGACCAGTTGGATCTGGCATGAATCCGCAAACTCAACAAAGGTTAGAATCTGTGGGCTTGCCGTTGTTCGCCGCACACGGTGGAATTGCAAGTTTAATGAACAGAAAGAAACCTAAACAAATGGTGGTGTAAGATGCCTCACGCTCCGGGTCACGGTGGGGATTTTGGTAGACAATATTCTCAACAAATAATTAATACTCCTTCAAGAAGAGTTGGTTTAGAAAATACAAAAGCTTATCAACAGATAGTGCAGGAGCGAAATCAATCTAATGCAGAACAACAACTAAATCAAATTGTTAATAGTAAAGGTTCAGAGGGATTTAGAACTGACACGATAGATCCAGATAGAAATTTTGGTAAAAGAACAGGTAAGTTTAACGACATTAGAGACAAAATGTTAAACGAGGGATATAATTCTTTAAATGAGGCAGAAAAAAGTATAGCTAATTTTTATTTGTCATCAGCACCAAATCAATATCAAAGTAAAATGGATCAGTTTATTAAAGCTTCACCAGAAAATAGAGCTGCTTACAAGAAAAAATTTGGATTCATGGGTAATTTAAATTTACTAGCAACAGAATTACCAGAAAAAATAGCAGAAAAAACTATGATTGGAAATATTTTATCTGGTTTAGGTAACGTAAAAGATAAAGTAGTTGATACTACTTTAGATTTTTTTAATATAGGCACAGAAGAACAGCCTAATTTTGTATCTGGTGAGACTTATGATCCTAATAGATTTATTGATTCAAATTTTAGAGATCCTATTATGGACATGGTTGAAACTGACTCAACAAATATTGAGGAAATAAAAGATAAAAAAAACAAAACAAAACAAAGAATTAATACAAATAATTTGGATGTTTACAACATTGAGAGCGGAAGATTGCTTAATAATTTTAGAAATATGATTAACAAAGGCATAGCAAATTCGTCAGCTCTACCACCTAATTTTGCAGAAACATTTGCAAAATTAAGAGATACTAATCAATTAGCGTCTGGAGATATATTAAAAGCACAAAATCTACTACGTGATGTAGTTCCTGCTAATGAAGAATCCAACAATCAATCTGGAATAATAAACGCTTTACCAAGTGAAACTGATTTAGCTTTGGGTTTAAATTTTATGCCAACTTTAGAAGATTTACAAAATAATAGAGCTGTAAATACAATTGGAAATGTTTACAACGCCATGACAGATGATCAAGGTTTAGATATTAATTTACAAAATAGATCATTAGAATACAATAAACCTATGTTTGGTGGTAATTTAAAATTAAGAGGCGACTTTGGTGATAATGCTGGAGCAAGCTTAATGTTTGAGAAATTAATATGATTGAGATTAATCTTCGGAATGCTGTTTGGTTTGGCATAATACTTGTGTCCGCAGGTATATCCTACGGTATGGTTTCCCAGAAATTAGAGGCTCTAGAAACAAAGCAACTATTATTAGAAAAGGCAATAATGCAAGACATACCAGAGATAAAAGAACGAGTAATACGACTTGAAATACTTTTAGAACAAGCTTTGAGTAATTAATTTTATCTATCACTAAACTCATACCAAGGCCTATTATATCTTTTTCTTAAAATAGTTTCTAAACGATAAGCATATTCTCGATCTTTTATTTCTTTTAAATTTTTTGGATCTCTCATCACTTTCTTTTTTGCAACAACATAAGCTGCTATAATTCTTGCTTCTAAATTCATTATTATTCCTTTCTTTTAAGCATAATAACTATAAATTTTACTAGTTCTGCAATCCCAAGTATCATACACAATTCCTTTTCTTACAAAAACTAAATGTGATGATGTTGAAACAACTGCCTCACCTTTAAAATTCCATCTCATAATTGAAATTAATTTTTTATTTTTATCTCTTGGTGTTTTGTGTTTAACAAAATTATATTTAAATAAAAACGTTTCATAAGTTTCTTTTTCATTAGGATATCTTCCTGTAAATTTTGCAATTTCACAAAGCTCTTGCCAAACCGATGTGTAATCTATGTTTGTGGCTAAGGTCAAAGCTCTAGGAACACAATCTCCTAAATTAGTTTTCTTTTTAAAAGCAGTATTGGTTCTGCCTCCATCATGAAATTTATACTTCATTTTTTTCCTTTCTTTAAAATTAATTATGATACCATATTATATTATATAATATTATAGTCAAGCGATTTCGTTTTTATCGCAGAAAACCTAGGTTGCCTCTCCCCAAGATTTTCCTAAATCACAATCAACTTTACTTGGAACAGATAATTCTATTGCGTTTTCCATAACAGAAATAATTTTATTTTTTGTTTCATCACTGCCATCAAAACTTAAAGTTAGTTCATCATGAATTTGTATTAAAGGAGTCATGCCTTCTTTAAATAAATTTATCATTGCTTGTTTTGTTTGATCCGCAGCTGAACCTTGAATTAATCTATTTAACGCTTTGTAAGTTCCAGCTCTTTTTAAATGATGATGTTTTCCATATTTTAATTTTGCCTGGTCTTTTGGTAATGCTTTAAAAACTCCAAAAGTAGTGGGCTCCCATAATTCAAAACGACAATTTCTGCCTTTCAAAGTTTTTACATAACCCTCTTGATTTGCATAATTAGAAACTTGTGAAGCTAAGTCTTTGATAAATGGTACTTTTTTATTATATTCTTTTAATATTTCTTTAGCTATTTCTTTTTCAACTTGCAGCTCATTAGATAATTTATTTACACCCATGCCGTAGAACAAACCTAAGTTTATAGTTTTAGCTTGAGTTCTCTCTATGTTAGCTATGTCTGCAACTATGTTGTGAAAATCTGCATCTGGATTTTTATTATATTCATCGACAATTTTTTGCGATCCCTCACATCCAAGTTTATGTGCGTAATGAGACGCTATTCGTGGTTCTTGTTGCGAATAATCAAAACTACCCCACGTTTCATTTTCTTCAGGTAAAAATAATCCTCTAATTTGTTTTTTTATTTCTGGATTTCGTGCAGGTAATTGTTGTAGATTAGGATTACTATAACTTAATCTTCCAGAAACAGTTCCAGATTCTCCATCACGCATTTGATGTATGCTTGCATGTATTCTACCTGTTTTACCATGTTTTAATATTGTATCTAAAAAAGTAGACTGAACTTTATTATATTCTCTTGCTGATTGAATTTTTTTAGCAATTGGATGTTTATGATTTATTAAAAAATCTTTTGTAAAACTAGGTGCGTTTGTTTTTTCTGTTCTTGGGTACTTAATTTTTAATTTATCAAAGACTTTTGCTACACTTGCTGCAGCCCAAATATCGACAGCGATACCAGAATCAATTAATATTTCATCAAGAATCTTTTTTTCTGTATTCTTAAAAGTTTTTTTAAAAAGATTTGCCCTTTCAATATCTACCCTTACCCCTTTTTTAATCATCTCAAAAATGACTGGCAATAAATCCATTTCAAGTTTTGCAACAGAACTTAAACTTTCTTTTTCAATTATTGTTTTCATATGATTAAATAACCTTAATGTAAGATCAGCATCTTGTTCAGCATAAGGTCCAACATAAATAGCTGGTAGTTTGTACATTTCATTTTTTGGATCTACCCCAAACTCAGCTGCAGCTGATTTTAATAATGTTTCATCTTTATATTCATTAAGCATATCTTTACCTACAGCTGCTAAAGAATATGAAAATTTGTTTTCATTAATTATTGGAGCTAAAATCATGGTGTCTATAATTCTACCTTTTACATCAATTCCCTCAGCGTAAAGCCATCCTAAATCATACAAAGCATTATGCATTACTTTAGTAGTTTCTAATTGCATTAATTTTTTAAACCAATTTAAAACTCTTTTTCTATCCCAATTAAAACCATTCTCATGTCTTATAGGAAAATAACCTTTCCACCCATCAACAGCTACTGCTATACCAATTACATGACCATTTTTTGTAGGCCAACCTGGACCAGAGTATTTAAGTTGAGGATCATAAGTTTCTAAATCAAAAGCTATTACTTTTTTATCAGAAAGATCTGGTAATTCGTGTGGTGGCACCCACTCTGACTGTGTAAATTTCATTAATCCTAAATTATTTTCCACGTTTTCTGTTCCTTTCACACTGTTTATTAGCTTTTTTAACCCATTTTAAATCAAAACCCCACTCTTCAACTAAAAGTTTTTCTATTTTTTTATTGTTTTCTTTGTGAAAATCCTCCATTTCTTTTTCTATGCTTTTAATTTTCGCTAATTTCGTTTCCATAAATTCTGTAACCTAGCTTCTTTTGTGGTTCAATTATGTGTAAATTATGTTTTGCTCTAGTAACAGCAACATAAAAAACTCTATGTTCATCATCTGGATTTTTTAAATAAGACTTATAAACTAATTGACCAAGATCTGTTAGAACAACAACATTATCACATTCGCCCCCTTTAGCCATATGTATTGTTGAAACTTTAATTCTTGGGTCGCCATCAACTTTTTCACCTATTTGTTCAAGTCGTCTAATATATGTGAGATCTCTACCATCTACATTATTTAAAACATCATACCAATCGCCGTCTGATATTAATCCATGATTTTTTTGTAAATCTAACAAAGTAAACATGTCATCGTCATTTGTGTTTTTTAATTGCTTAAATCCTCTTTTTATACCCATTAAATTATCTTTAGTTTGAGATTTAATTTTAGAGTATAAATTTTTAGTAGATTTTAAATTTATTTGCTGTCCAGATTTAAGTCTTTTCCATGAATTTATTGCATCAATAACAGATTGAGCAACTGGTCTTTTATCGCCTTGTCCAAACCAATATCCTTGTTCTAGAAAAAAATTTTCAATTATGTCTTTTCTTATTTTTTTTGTTCTTCCTAATACAAGCCAATTACCTTTAGAAAAATCGATGTGTCTTAAACTTGCATGTCTATATACTTTTCCATCCTCATCTTTAGGGCTCCATTGTTTATTTCTTCTATTTTTTACTTTAGTAATTATAAAATTAGCTAATCGATGAACTCTTTTAGGACATCTGTAAGATTTATCTAAAACCGTTACATTACCTTTTAAACTAATAAACCTGTCTACATCAGCACCAGACCATCTAAAAATAGCTTGATCATCATCACCAGCGATAAAAGTTTCTTTACTATTACTAATTAATTTTTCTACCATATCATATTGAATAGGTGGCATATCTTGAGCTTCGTCAATAAATAAAACATCAAAATTTGTTGCGTAGCTGTCTTTTGTATAATCAACAATCATGTCTGTAAAATCAAATAATTCATTTTCTTTTTTAAATTCATTAATACACCTATTAAGATAATCAAGTTTGCTCCAATTTATTGTTTGACTTGATGTATTCCACGCTTCCCTTAATGATATATTTTTTAATCTAGAAAGATTAATTAAATTTATGTAGGGGTGGTTGGTGTTAGAATAAATTGATTCAACAGAATTATCCAAAACAAGATCAAAACCTATTATAGATGATAAAAGTTTCCAATGTTTAGTTTTCATCAAATTATTTTCATCTATAGGTAAATGTCGAAGAGCAAAACTGTGTAATGTCCTAAAATGCACAAGATCATCTTTGCTTGCTTGAAATTTTTCTCCTGCTCTATCTCTAGCTTCATAAGCAGCTTTTTTAGAAAAAGAAAAGAATCCAATTTTTTCCCAAGGTATACCTTGTTCTTTTTTCTCCTGGCAAATGTTTAATAATTTTGTAGTTTTACCAGTTCCCGGTGGTCCTAAAATAATGTTAATCAAAACGGTATCTCCTCATCATCTTTAGATCCTAATATTTCATCAGTTTTAGTAATAGTTTTTTGTTTTAATTCTTTAGGCACTGGTATTTCTTCTTGTGATCTTTCAAATGCAGGCACTATCCAAACTCTACACTGAGTTTTTCTTACATAAACAGTAGTGTTTATACCACCCAAATCTTTTAATCTTTGTACTATCCATACTCTTTTAACTTTAAAGTTTTTACTTGTTTCCAACCATCTTGAAAGATCTACAAGCCTTAAATAAGTTGGGTTTTTTTCTGATGTTTTGCCATTAATTTTAAACTCCATTTTATTATCTAAATCAGTGAATGTTTTTTCCATTTCTAATTCATCAATTGAAAATGATTCTCCTCTATTGAGACAAAATTCTTTTAAATAATCTAAGAACTCTCCAACTTTTGACATCTCCTCTGGTCCTTCGTCAATTTTAATATTGTCAAATAAAACTGGTAAAACCTCTTCCCAATCTTGTTCTTTCATTTTTGGTACAAAAACTCTAAGCTGCCTACCTATTTCTTTTCTTAACAATCTATGGCTATACAATAAATCTAAATCATCTAGTTCAACTCTTTGAGCATCAACATTTAAAAACCAAGTTGCTGGATCTTTACCTAATACTGACAGATCACTATAATTAGGATGATCTTGCCCATTTTGGTGTTTACCAAATTTTCTAGTTTTACAAACTCCTTTTCTACAAAAAGATGCTATCGGCTCTTCAGAGCATCTATAAGAATATTTTGCCTTACCATCTTTATCTGTTGCTACTTGTTTAATTAAAGTAGCCATAGCATTAGTATTTAAAGGTGGATCACAATACTCTATATTATATTTTTCAAGCAGCTGTTCCCAATTATCTGGATCAGCTTTTCTATAGTAAATTCCAACATTAAAAACACCTTGATTTCTTGTGCCTTTGGGAAAACCTTGAGTTGATAATATTTGCAAGCATGGAGGCCCATCTGGAAAAACCTCTTTTTTAATTTCTATTTTTACTTTAGTTACATCATCAACAACATATTTATCATAAAGATCTAAAAATTCTTCTAATGTGGCGCCCTCACCATTGTCAAGAAACGCCCACCGTGAGTCGCCAAAATAAGGTAGGTTTAACCATGAACCTGTATCTTTGTCATTTGCTAATCTTTCTTGTTTTGGAAACACTTCAGCTTTTGAATATCCAAGATAAGATCTTATCTCCATTAATTTTTGTCTAAATAAAGAAGAAGCTTGTGGTTTTTTTGAAAATAAAAATATATGTGCTCCAAAACTTTTAGAGGCACACATTACTAAAGGTAACTTAAAACTTCTAATTTTTTTTAAAATACTTTTATGGTCTAACGGATAGGTATCTATATCAATACATCCCCAAACTGATGTAGCCTCATCAGTAATTGGAATGATTCCAAGAGCTGGTTCAATGCCATTTAAATGATTTTCAAAATGCTTTAATGTAGGCGATTCATGCTTTGTAAACATATTTCCGCCTCTTTTTCCGTCTTCTTCTATTTTTGTGTAACGATATTCTCCGTAAGCTCTATCTAAACCACTAAAAATGTTTTTGAATTTTTCTGCTTTCATATCATCACAATTAAAAAAAGGGGCTTTAAGCCCCTTTAAGTTTAGGTTTTTTAGCCAAGAACTTGCTGTGAAGCAGACATAGATTCATTGCTTTGGCTTGATTCTCCATCATCACGAGCTTCTGGCGCAGGATCTATTTGACCGCTTGAAACAAGATCATGAAATATTTTTGCTTCATCAAAAATATATTTTGGATTTTTCAAATCGTTTACTGATTTTTCTAAAGTAATATTCCAACCCCACCAATCATTTTTTTTATTCTGCTCTTGTACAGTGGCCATTTTATATACATTAGCAAACATTGGTAAAGTCACCATTTGCCCTCCCGCATTTTTTACTTTTTGATTCATCATCATGGTGTTCCAATATCTTGACTTTTTATATTGTGTTTTTTGCATAATGATTTGACATCTTTCAAATGTTCCATCATCATTTAATCGCAGCACAAAATATTCAGCTGTCAAAACTATATATGATGGGCTCAATGCACCATTAATCATATAATGATCTTCGCCGTCCGCCCCTCGTGTAAGAGGAGGGATGTCTTTTGGATCATAAATTTTAAGTGGAGCTCCAGTTCCTTCCCCTAATGGCATCCATTCAACACCTCTAGGTCTAAAAGCACATGGTACAACAAGAATATCACCATAGAATTCTTTCGTAACAGAATTAAAAACATGGCCTTGCTCAAGTCCTTCTACAAACTTAGCATTACTTTTTTTAACTTCTGGAGTTTGAGAGCTAGCAATTTTTAAAAACGGTATTGCCATCTCTTGAGCACCAACATTTTCAAATCCAACACCTGCTTGACTTGAAAAATCAATAACGTCTGTCGATATTTCGCTTTTCTTTTTTTTCGTAACTTCGTTCATTGTTATTTTCCTTTTTTAATTTTAACTTTATTACCTGTGAAAACACTTAATAGTTCCATAGGCACTTGTTTGCCATTCGTTATTTGATCGCCAATAAAGGCGTTCAAGGTCATAGGCTCGACCTTGCGTTTTTGGTCTGGGTAAAGACCATCTTGCTCTAAACTATTAATTAGTTTTTCAGCAGTATCGTTTTCACCTTTTCCAAACCTTATTGAGACTATATTTTTTATTAAGTCTCCATGTCCATTATCCTCAAGCCATTTAAATGCTTCAGCTTCATTGTCTTTTGTAATTGATCCTCTATAAAATTCTTTAAAACTTACAGCATCGCCATTAAGAAGTTTAATTTCTTTAACGCCACGTTTTTCCATAAGCTCAACAATTCTATCATTAATCTGTTGCAGCTCTTTCTTTTTATTTTTTGTATCATTCTCTAGATTTAAAATTTCGCTTTCAACTTTTAAATATGCATTAGCTACTTCAGATATGTCTTCTACTTCAGCGATATCTACAGTATCTTGTTTTTCTTCAAGATAATTTGTAAAATCAACTTTCTCTGTCATAATTATTCCTTTCATTTAAGTCTATCTGTATTGGAAAATATTGATAAGTTCTTCTGTCATATTTAAGAACTTTATATTTTCCACGATTGTTATAAGATGCAACTGAACAAACAACTCCAATCATTGCTGGGTCGCCTATTAAAAGTAAATAATCATCATCAGAAAAATCTTTTAAAATATGTTTAGCTTTCCTCACAGCAGGTCCAGGCGACAACATAATTTGTTTACCTTCCTCAAATAAGGGAATTAATTTACCAAATTCTTGTGCAGAAATTATATTAAATTTAGATACTTCTTGTACAACAAATACTTTACTTTTTTCTAAGTCTTTCATCTTTCTTACTCAGCATATATTATTTTTATTTTCAATATACAATAAAAATGTTAAACTAATTTTTAGAAAGTATGAATTATACTAAATATAGCTTTAAAACAAAGCCCTATACACATCAGCTAGCTGCTATGGGAGCTATGCTAAATCATTTTAAAATGGGCGAAAGAGAATTTGCATTGTTAATGGAAATGGGCTGTGGAAAAACAAAAGTTTTAATTGATTCAACCTCATACTTATATGACAATTCATTTGTTTATGGGTTACTTATAATTTGTCCTAATGGTGTTAAAGGTACCTGGGTTAAAGAAATAGAAACTCACATGCCAGATCATGTTCAAAGAAATGTAGTTGTTTGGACTGGTAAAAAAACACAAAAACATGAAGAGGAATTACAAAGTTTATTTATTACCGAACCAGCAAAAGTTCACTTAAATGTTTTAATAATGAATGTTGATGCGTTTACAACGCAACGTGGCGTTAAATTTGCTGATCGTTTTTTAATGACAAGACAAACTTTAATGTGTGTTGATGAAAGTACGATTATAAAAAATTCAACAGCTATTAGAACAAAATCAATAACTAAATTAGGTAGGCTTGCTAGATATAGAGTTATTATGACTGGATCTCCTATTACGAATTCACCAGAAGATTTATATTCTCAATGTAATTTTTTAAATCATGAGCTGTTAGGCTTTAGTTCTATTTACACATTTAGAGCTCGTCATTGTCAAATGCAACGACTATCATTTGGTGGTAGATCTTTTAATAAAGTGGTCGGCTATAAAAATTTAGAAGAATTAAATTATAAATTAAAAAAGTTTTCCTATCGTGTTCTTAAAAAGGATGCGCTTGATTTACCAGATCAAGTATGGATGAAAAGATCCGTTGCATTAACAACGGAGCAATTGGATGCATATATGCAAATGAAAAAGTTTGCGTTGGTGCAGCTCAATAGCAAAACATTGACGACTACGTCAGTGCTCGCTCAAATGATAAGACTTCATCAAATAGTTTGTGGCCATATGGCTACTGATGATGGTAAGGTGGTGTCGTTACCAAATAACCGTTTGAAAGAACTATGTGCTATTCTAGAAGAGCATGGTGAAAAAGTGATCATTTGGGCGAATTATCGTCATGATATTCAAGAGATTGAAAAAACACTAATAAAGAAATATGGACCGGGATCCGTGGTTACGTATTATGGTAATACACCTCAAAATGTAAGGCAAGAATATATTCAACGATTTCAAGAAGACCCGGAAACTAAGTATTTTATAGGTCAACCAATGACTGGAGGAAGAGGTATTACACTAACAGCTGCAAGCTTGTCCGTTTTTTATTCTAATAATTATGATTTAGAAATTAGAGAGCAATCAGAAGCAAGAAATCATAGAATTGGTACAAAAGATAAGGTAACATATATTGATTTAATTTCTGAAGGCACAGTTGATGAAAAAATCATTTTGGCTTTAAGGAATAAAATAAACCTTGCAACAAAGGTTTTAGCGGAAGAAGTTAGGAAATGGTTAGTGTAACAAAATTATTTGTTTTAGTAATTAGTATTTGGGGTTTTGATGGACAAGAATGGAAGTATGTTGGAAATCAAATAGTATTAAACCAACCAATTTTGAAAGAAGAGTGCATAGCTTTAAAACATAATTGGTCTTGGCATCAATTAAATGAATATTATCGATTTTCTATTGAGTGTCATGAAGCATGAAATGTTTTAATTGTAAAGGAGAGGGATATGTTAAAATCAGATTTGAATGCGAGATCGCAACCATTAAATGTGAAGTCTGCGACGCAAAAGGCAAAGTACGAGAAAATGAACACTACCACCAATATTGGGACGATGGGGACAACAACCCAAACTTTTACTACGGTCCGCCACTTGACCCAGAGGGATTTAAAAACTATAAAATTTATAAATGATAAAAATTTGGGTACTAGTGATTTTTTTCTCCACACCACAATTGGAGACAGTAAGGCATATGGCCGAGCTTACATACGGCGAAAATGATTGCCTAATTAAAAAGGAATTAAAATCTGTTTGGGTCGAGGAGTGGGCTAGAGCTCAAAATATACAAATTTTTTCTTATGATTTACATTGCATTGAAACGAAAATGTTTGACCCAAACGGAAAAAATACTTAAATTAAAGATATGGGGCAAGATTTTCCCTTAATTCACTTTCCTCCTGCCCCATACCTTTAAAAGTGGAGGGGGATTCAGTGTGACCCTACCCCCAACTGTTTCACGACACATCACTTTTTACATGACTTTACGCTACTTTAGTACCAACCCTAGTTACCTCAGACATTTGTCCATGCTTCCCTAGGAGTGTGCCTTAGTCCTGTGCCAGACTTTTTCAGCCATCCTTTCCCATTAGCTCTATGGGAAACCATTAAAACTCTTCTACTTTTAAAACTTCACCACCTGGATTTGAAACAGTGATTACCAATTCAATGTCCCTAATTTTTCCATACTGTAAAGTTGCGGGACCATTATGTACGGTCCCAATTACTGTGCCTTTTCTTAACAGTTCTCTAATCCTCTTGTTAGTAGTGTCATTTCTTTTTAATGACGATTGAGGATTAAAGTGTTTAAATTTAGCCATTTGGTGCATCATGGCTAAGGTTTTCGATCAACACCATTAGTTGAACGATTTTTGTCTTTCTGGACATTGGTTCGTAAGGCTTGTGTAATTGTCCAGTTTCATCAAGCGTTTCGATCTCGCTTAACCTATTAAGCAAGTCATCAAGTGTAATGTCCTCAGCCTTTTTTCCAAAACCAAGAGCATTTTCAATCGATATTTTATGTTCAGTCATAGTTATCCTTTCTTTAATAAGTTGAGTCATTTTTAAAAAAACACAACTTTTATATTATCTATATTGGTATTAATGAGCACAATTTAACAGTTTTCAAATAATTTTTTAAAAAAAGTTACATTATGTTGCAAAAATACCACATTATATTATAATAATTGACCAAAATAGGAGGCGTTATGGATTTACCCAACAGCCCTATAAAAAAGGTAACGGAATGTAAGAACTGCGGAAGTGTTTCAGTTCAATTTTGGAATGATGCTTATAATAAATCATATACCAAAGACGAATGGAGCTTTATTTTAGACAGTGGTATTGAAGCCCTAAAAAAAATATTAGAGCCCCTGTCCAATGATCCAAAATTCTTTTTTGATTAATCAAATTGTCTATGGTTAGAGAGTAAACTAGGTGAGCGATTTGTAGATTTAGCATGCTCTTGTTCCACGATTACTTCAAGCTGCATTGGTTTGGATAACTTTGATATTTTACAAAGCTTTTCAAGCAACTTTCTTGTTTTTGCTGTGATCATCTGATTGTAGTGTGTCTTTTTTTGCATTTTCATTCTCCTTTAAATTAAAACATTTTATACAGTAATGATTTATTCCATTACTTGTTAATACCATCAAATCGTGATGATATTTTTTCCAACAGTTTGTGCAATTGTAAAAATCATTGAAAGGGTTCATGGTGTTTTCCTCATGAGCTCTTCTAGCTTCCAATACCACATTATTCTAAATTCAAAATTTTCAGCGGTTATCATTGCGTGACGAAGCCAACCAACTCTGTTCCAAAATAATTGTTCTTCAGTCATTATTTAATTCCTTTCTTTAATATAATATTTTACTACATTATATTTATTAATGTGTCAAATATGGCTGTTTTCTGGGCTATTTCCACTCTTTAACTTCTTCATAATTTAATTCTTCATCGTATTTAAGATCTTTAAAATGCGTTTTAATTATGTTCCAATGTTCTTTACTTGGATATGAAAAATATTTTGTGTACCTAAACCAATGTTCCACGGTGGTGTAATCGATACCTGATACTTCACTTAATTGTTTTGCATTTGTTTGTGATCGAAGGTAGGTTACAAATGGTTCTTGTTCCGGGAGACGTGGTCGGTGTATCATTTCATCCTTTAAAAGTTCTTGCACTCTTGTTGGATTATCTTTTAATATTTCTTTAAATACCTGGATTGATAATGTTTCTTGTACTTTGTGATTTGATTGCCTTATTTTTTTTCCCATAAGAATTCTAGCTGCATATCTCTCTGCGTTCTCAGATGAATCAATAGCAGTTGGCGTTCGCCAAAACTTCATTTATGTTTATTAATATAATGAACGGCATTCATCATAAAGTTTGGATTATCTTTAAAAAAACCAATGCCAGAATTACAATTAGAGCATAACATTCCCCTAACTTTGTTAGTCTCATGACAATGATCAATTGCTAAACCTTTTTTAAATTCATCTTTATGTCTACCACAGCACTCACAAAAATAAGTATTGTTAAGCTTATCATATTTTTCACTTGAAATTTTGTAAGTCATCATCATTCTTTTTTTTCTGTGTGCAGCTGGATCATTCCAATATTTTTCTCGCTGTTGTTTCAACCTTATGTCTCTATGTTTTAAATACCTTTCACGGTCATAGTCTTTTTTAACCAATAGCCTCTCTTTTCTTTTTTGTTTACAATAAAGTTTATAAGCCTCGTGTTTTTCAGGATATTTTTGATATCTTTTGTTTCTTAAAATTCTTGTTTCTTCGTTTCTACATAAACGACATTTATTTCTTCTCCCATAACTTTCTAATCTAAATTGATCTTCTGGATATTCTTTTTTACATTTTATACATTGCTTCATTTTTCAGACAACTTCTCTCCTATCGCCCAAATCATTACAGCGATAAAAATTAAAACAACTAATATTAATCCTAATAAAATTTCACTTATCATTTTTATCCCACATTCTTTCAGCAACAATAACAGGTAAATTTTTTTGTTTCTTTTCTTTCCATGATGGTTTCACTGCAAGATCTTTATAATCTCTACTCAATGGTGTTGGAAACATTTCTCTATGTTGAACGGCATCTTCCAAAGTATTAGTTAATGGATTTCTTTTTGTTTTAGCCATCGTCTCTGGTTTTCTTGGAAGTTTAAAGCTCCTCGCAGCTGGTGTTGGCCATGTCGTAAGTTCGGAGGATGCTAAGTCCGATGTAGTAGGGGATTTGTGGGACGAGACTGTTTCCGAGACACTTAAGTCTGTCCACCCGCTTGGGTATCCCATGAGCCACTCTACCCACGTCGGGTTCAATGTTCCACCACCCTTCTGCTCTTTGACTGCCATCGTAAGACCAACTTGTTTGCCCATCGCTATCCTTCGTTGAACTGCTGGGTCTGACAGGTTCCCCCTGTCTCTGTTGTCCGATGCATTCGGCGTTGGCCACATCGCTACTTTTTCTTCTAATTTTGCTCCTAGAAATCCTTTTTTCATAACTCTCTTCTCGATTGTTTTCAAATTCTCGTTCATCGCTGCCGAAGCTCTTGGTGTCGGCCAAAGTCTCTTCTCCTGTACCTGATCTTGAAGTCTTATCTGCAGCTGATGACCGCTTGGTCTTTTCAAATGACCCTCGTTGAGTGCCTTCTTGATCCCCGGAAGGTTCGATCCTCCTGCCATGTTGTCTGGTGTCCTCCACATTTTCATGTCCGTTACTTTTTTGCCATACTTCACTTGTTCCGCTAAATTGCCTGGATTGACTGTGTTCCTCCCTATACTTTTTCTGAATTCTGCTCTCTTCTTCATTCCTTCTTCGGACCTGTTCGAGATAATTGTCTTGCTTGGCGTTAGCCACAATCCAGACTCTTTCTCTTTGGTGGTTTGCGCCGACGCTCGAAGCTGAAATACTAAACGTCCTTGCGGAGTAACCTTCACTCTCCAGGTTCTTGAGTACGGTGTCGAGACCGAGTTTAATGTGTCCACTAACGTTCTCTCCAATAACCCAAGACGGTCTGAGTTCTTGGACAAGTCTAAACATTTCTGGCCAGAGGTGTCTTGGATCTTCTTCACCTTTTTTTCTACCTGCGACGGAGAAAGGTTGGCAAGGGTATCCGCCTGTGATGATGTCGATGGGAAAAAGTCCATCTGATTTAATTTTGTCATAATTCAACTCCTTAATGTCCGTGTACCGGGGAACGCCGGGAAATCTTTTTTCTAAAACTTGTAAACAATATTTTTCAATATCACAAAAAGCAACTGTTTCAAATCCACCAGTTGATTCGAGCCCTAAGCTAAATCCGCCGATGCCTGAAAAAAGGTCTAAGTGTCTAAGCTTCATTCTTTCTCTTTCAAAAAATTTGAAACTGATTTTAACCTATTGAAAGTGAATTTTCAAATAGTGATTTCAATTTGTTTTTCAAAAAAGATCAGGTTAAAAAATTTGAAACTGATTTTAACCTATTGAAACGAAAACCTGGATTAACGAAACCATTTTTTTAAAATTTAAAATTTTTAAAAAATTTTGAAGAACAAAACAAGAACACTAGAAAAATATTGAAAAACAGCCAAAAATTTTAAAAAACAAAGGAATTGTTTAAATTAAGCGTTTTATTGTAGGGTTGTATATATAATAAGTATTTGACCTTTATATGATATAATATAAGAATATATTATATTTTATTAGAAAGGATAAAAAAATGAAATTATCAAAAGAAGAAAATCAATGGTTATATGATGAACTATCAAACAAAATTATTGAAACTAGAGAATTACTAGAAGACGCTAGAAAGGATAAAGATACAGAGTTATCTAGTCATTATAGTGAAATAATTTTCATGTGTGAAAACATAAGAAATAAAATTGAAATAGAAGGGAAGAAATAAAATGATTTATAGAGGTTTAGAAATTACCAAAAATAAAAAAGAATATTTAATTTATAATGGCGATATGCTTCTTAAAATATTGTCCACTAAAGATTATAATATTGATGATGTTTATAATTACATCGATGAACAAGCAAAACTAGAAAGGGCAAAAGATGAACAATAGACAAAAAGAAACAATTTATATTGTTATATTTATTATAATCGTTTTTGGGCTGTCTTTTACAGCCCTTTTATTAACAAACTTGTTATTAAAATTTATTTAAAGAAAGGAAGAAAGAAAATGAAAATTAAACCCTATAGCAATATTAGTTTGGATATTATAGCGACTTATGGAAGTTTTAGAGATTTTCAACAAGAGCATTTTCAATTAAATTTTTTATCAAAAGCAAAATTGAAGAGCGAAAAAGCTTTAATTGCATTTATTAAAAAGCAATTAATTTATCCAAATGATTTATTTAAACTTTCATTATGTTTTATTTGTAGTGATAAAGAGTTAAAAAAATATCCTATAGTAAAAAAAATTATTGATGAAAAAAACGGAAAATATTTATTCATTAAGTAAAGAAAGGAAGAAAGAAAATGACTATACCAGAAGAAGAACACAACAGAATTGATAGAGATATTTACTACAATAAAATTGAATTAAAAATTTTAAAATCTATCAATAAAATTAATCAAGAAATTTTCACAATTCAAGAAAGTATTATTGATTATGAACAATTTGGCCAAAAACAAATAAACGACTTTAAGCCGTTTTTAAGAAACTATCCTTTTCAAATTTCTTTTGATGAATTCAGCCCTTCAAATTATTGGGGTTGTGAAGGCGATGAAGAATACTTAAACAATCCACCAACAAAAGAAAAAGAAAAAGAATTAAATAAAAAAAAATGGGTTACAAAAATATTTTTTTCGCATGATGAAAGGGAAAATTTTATTGAGCATATGAAAACATATTTTAATATTTTTGATTATGATAAACAATTAATAAATGGAACACATGGAAAAGAATTTATTTTAAATGTTCAAATAAATAGAAAGGATCATATTAGTGGATTTTCAGAAATTTAATTTTAAAAGAAAGGAAGAAAGAAAATGAAAACTTTTGAATATAAAAAAACTAGTGGTAATTTATTAAATTACGATAACAATAGCAAAACCAAGAAAGGACAAAAGAAAGGATATAAAACGGCTATTTTATACCTTGCTTCACATAAACAAAGTGGTTTTAATGTTTGCCCTATGGCGTCCGTTGGTTGTGCAAAATCTTGTTTATATTCGGCTGGGATGGGAAAATTTTCCAATGTTCAGTTAGGGCGAATTAATAAAACAAGATGGTTCATGCAAGACAGAAAAACTTTTTTAAATAAACTTATTCAAGAAATTAAAAAATTTGAAATAAGATGTAAAAAAGAAAAGTTTAAGCCATGTATAAGATTAAATGGAACTTCGGATATTTCTTTTGAAAATTTTAAATTGTTTGAAATGTTTCCGAAAATAAAATTTTATGATTATACGAAAATTTACAAAAGGGCTTTTAATTTTGTAAATGGGCGATATGCTTCTAATTATCATATAACTTATTCGTTAAATGAGGATAATAGAAAAGAAGCATTTAATATTTTAAAAATGGGGGGAAATATTTCGGCCGTGTTCCGTGATACGTTGCCAAAATTTTATGATGGTTTTAAAGTTATTAACGGCGATGAAACCGATTTAAGATTTTTAGACCCTAAAAATTGTATTGTTGGATTAAAGGCGAAAGGGGAAGCAAAAAAAGATTATAGTGGATTTGTGTTAGAGTCTTATCCAGAAGCTTTAGTTGCTTAATAGAAAGGAAGAAAGAAAATGAAATATAAAATATTATATCAAGATACAATGACAAGTTATTATCTTAAAGATTATTTTGAAACTTGGGAAAGTGCGAACAATTTTATTAATGATAATTTTCAAGACAATAGTTGTTACCAAATTGAAAAAATAGAAAGGAATGAAGAAAATGAATTTAAGGGTCTAAATTCTGTTTTATGCGATGCTAGAGACATTAAAACAAAGTTAGAATTTTTAAAATTAACGGAAGAATCAAAAGATAATGACAATTCACAAACGACTTTAGGGGATTGTATAAATGATATTATTGATTTTTTAGAAAGTTTAGAAGAAAGGAAGAAAGAAAATGAATAAACAAGAAAATACATTAATCGTTAAAACTGATAAACATTATGGAAAAAATTATATTTATCCAAGTTGCGAAAAATCGGAACTTGTCGCCAAATTATGGGGCGAAAAAACTTTTTCAAAAGAAAGGATAAATATACTGAAACAATTAGGTTTTAAATTTATTCATGAACAAATTGAAATTTAAAGAAAGGAAGAAAGAAAATGGAAGAAAATAAAATTTTATCGCTTAACCTTCATTTAAACGCTAATTTTTATCCGCCTTTTCCTAAATATGTAAAAAATAGGGTTTTAACTATGTTTAAAGCATATTATCGAAAAAGGATAAATGAAGAGTTATTAAAAAAATATATATTTAAAAAATTCGTTTCTGAAAATGGATTTTATAATTATAGGTTTAACGAATATCTTTAAAAGAAAGGAAGAAAGAAAATGAATGATATTAAATTTACTACAATCGATGAATTAATAAAATTAGAAAGTTTAAGAGCAAGAAAAAAACCACCTTGCGATTTACAAATAAATGAAAAAGGCCTTGAGCTTGAACAATATTATTCAGAGAGTAAAAAAGGGCATTTAAACCTATTAGAAATGCCCCTTGATTATCTTGTAAGAGCATTTAATAAAACTTTAAAGAAGTTGAATGAAAAAGAACCTTCAAAAAAATATAAAGTTACGTTGTCCGTTGATGAAGCTTATAGTGTAATTTTAGATGCTAAAAGCCCAGAAGAAGCCGAACAAATGGCTTTAAATATGATGAATGATGAAGACCCCTATAAACATTTTAAAATTGAGGATGGTCAAGGGGTAATGATTGAAGACACTGAAGAAATAAAATAGTTTATTTATCTTTTAAAAGGGGTTTTCTACCCCTTTTATTTGGCTGCTGTATCAATTCGCATTTTCCATTATCATAGACCATCAAAAGACAAATATTTTTCTTTTTTTGTTCTTTCGTTGGCGATCTATAAATAACACTTTTATTCTTTCTTTTGCTTACTGTTTTAATATCAATTTTCAGCGTTTCGCCGTTCGTGTTCATTGCTACAATATCGCAATCGCCTAAACTTGATAAATTATTAAATACAATATAATCTTGTTCAGTTAGCCACTGAATAGCCCTTAAATGGTTAACAAATCCTTTTTTGTGTTTTCCGTCCAAATGATATTTTATTACACTTATTACACTTATTTTCAAAAATATTTTTTATAAACCAAAAATTATTAAAACTAGTGTAACAAGTGTAACAAGTCTTGAAAAATGGCTTAATATAAACAAGTTTTGGCATACACTACTATTTTTTGAGTAGTGTCATTTATTACACTAGTAATGTAATAAAATTTAAATTTTATTGAAAAATAAAAGTTTTTTAATTATTTGTTTAGTAATGCAAATAGTTGATGGAAGAAAAGCAAGAAAGCTTACACCGAAACAATTACGTTTTGTTTATGAATTTTGTCATTATACCTTAATGGGAAAACAATCGGCGACAGAATCAGCAAGAAAAAGCGGTTACAGTGAAACAGTAAGCAAAAAAATGGCTTATGAATTGCAAGATCCAAATAAATATCCATTAGTAGCTGAAGCAATTCAAGACATGAAAAATGAATTGAAAAATAAATATTCTGTTAATATGGATAAACACTTAAACAGATTAGAAGAACTTGGAAGAAAAGCCGAAGAAGATAAACATTATTCAGCATCAATAAACGCCGAACAATTAAGGGGAAAAGTTGGGGGATTGTATGACCCAACAATTCGACTAGAAAATTCAATTGAAAACTTGCCAAGAGATGAACTAATTAAAAGATTAAACGAACTGAAAAAAAATAATATTGATATTGTGAACCAAGAAAAAATTATTGAACATGAAGAAATTAAAAACGAAAATTAGTAACCCTAAACTTTTTGCTTCTAAAGCTTCTGTATTACTATTTTGTTAGAGAAAAATTTTATAAAATTAATTAGGAAAAATCTTAACTTTTATAACTTTCATCGTATAGAAAACACAACTGTTCAAGGTTTCCCAGATTTATTATGTATTGGGTTAAAAATGAATACTATTTTAATAGAAGTTAAGATTGCGAAAGGTAATAAAATAAACCTCACGCCCCATCAAATCGCCTATAATTTAAAGTTATGGAATGAAAAAAACAAAGTGAATTATATTATTGTATACGTTTCAAAACTTGCGAACGACCCTCGAACAAATAATATTTATTTGTATGAAGGGCGAAAAGTGAAGAATTTGGCAATAAATGGCATAAACGAACCACCAACGGCCAACAATTGGGACACTATATCTAGTTATTTGTTGGCGACTCATGGAACATGAACCAAAAAACCTAGGAAAACAGCCAATTTTCACTTACGATAATTCTTATTATCGCCGATAAAACGGAAGACGAACCACCAACGGCCAGAAATTAGCCGTTTTTTATAAATAATGGCTAGGTACTTACGAATATTTAAAAAAATGGCCGTTTTTCGCCGATTATGATACCTAGAAAATGCCAGGCGGTTTTTTAGGCGAGTGCTAGCAAGCAGGTTTTATATTTTCAGCCATCAATTTTTCATATGGAATCGATTTTTCTAGGGTATACCCCTTTTTTTGTGTAAAAGTGTTTAGGAGTCCCAATGGCTACCAATAATAATATCTACGAAAAGTATTCAGATGAACAATTAAGGCTAATGTTGGCCATCGGTATGCACGATGACAACGAAAAAGCTGCAAATAAATTTATGCACTTTGTCAAAAAAGTCTGGCCAGAGTTTATTGATGGATATCATCACAACATTATGGCAAAAAAGTTTGAAGAAATTGCATCTGGAAAGTTAAAGCGGTTAATTGTTAATATGCCACCGAGACATACCAAATCAGAATTTGCATCTTACCTGTTTCCTGCCTGGTTAATGGGTCAAAAACCTAAAACGAAAATAATTCAAGCCACACATACAGCAGAACTGTCTTACAGATTTGGTAGAAAAATGAGAAACCTAATGAATGATGAGGAATATCGTAAAATTTTTAAAGACGTTCATTTACGTGCAGACTCGAAAGCATCTGGCAGATGGGAAACCAACTACGGTGGAGAATATTTTGGTGCTGGTATTGGAGGGGCAATAACTGGACGTGGTGCTGACTTGTTAATTATTGATGATCCTCATTCAGAACAAAGTATAACGGATACAAGTTTTGATAATGCATTTGATTGGTATGTTTCTGGACCAAGACAGCGTTTACAACCAGGCGGAGCAATAGTTGTAGTTATGACAAGATGGTCAGAAAGAGATTTAACAGGTAGATTAATTCGTCAACAAGCAGAAGTGAAAGCTGATCAATGGGAAGTTATAGAATTTCCAGCAATATTACCAAGTGGTAAACCGATATGGCCAGAGTATTGGAAAAAAGAAGAGCTTGAAAAGATTCAAGCCAACTTACCTGTTATGTCTTGGGAAGCGCAATATCAACAAAAACCAACATCAGAAGAAGGAGCAATAATTAAACGTGAGTGGTGGAAAACTTGGAAACGAGAAGAGGTACCAGAGCTGCGCCACATAATACAAAGTTATGATACTGCGTTTAGTAAAAAAACAAGCGCAGACTATAGTGCCATTAGCACATGGGGAGTTTTTAGAACTGAATTTTCTAAGGATAATATTATTTTGTTAGATTGTATTAAAGATCGTTGGGATTTTCCAGAACTTAAAAGAGTTGCGCTTGAACAGTATAAATATTGGGAACCAGAGACAATTATTGTAGAAGCAAAAGCAAGTGGACAGCCATTAATTCAAGAATTAAGACAAGTTGGAATTCCAGTTGTTAGTTTTACGCCATCAAAAGGTAATGATAAATTTACTAGAGTCAATTCTGTTGCCCCTATTTTTGAATCGGGTCAAGTTTGGGCTCCAGAGGGTAAAAAATTTACTGAAGAAATGATTGAAGAATGTGCAGCTTTTCCATATGGTGAGAACGATGATTTGGTTGATAGCATGACGCAAGCAATGATGAGATACAGACAAGGTAATTTTGTTAGTTTGCGTGATGATTATGAAGATGAACCTAAAGCACACAAAGTTTACGAGTATTACTAATGACTAGATTAATTATGATGAATAGGATATAAAAAATTATGGCAGAAAATAATATTGACAAAAAGATTGATGCCGTTGTCGGCGAAGCATTGGAAGATGCTATCGAAAATGAGACACCGATTGATATAGAAATTGTTTCTGAAGAAACTACCGTGTCCGACGAACCGTTGACCACGGAGGATGATTTTTTTGAAAACCTTGCGGATAAAATGGAGGAAGATCAATTAAATAGAATTTCTTCACAATTAATTGATGATTATGAAAATGATAAATCTTCTCGTGATGATTGGTCAAGATCTTATACAAGAGGATTAGATTTACTAGGATTCAAGTATGAAGAAAGATCACAACCATTTCAAGGAGCAAGTAGCGTTAACCATCCTTTATTAGCGGAAGCAGTCACACAATTTTCTGCGACAGCATATAAAGAAATGATGCCATCGGACGGTCCTGTTCGTACTCGTATTATGGGAAAAGAAACGCAAGAAAATTATGAGCAGTCACAAAGAGTAAAAGAATTTATGAATTATCAAATCACGACAGTGATGGAAGAGTATACACCTGAGCTTGATCAAATGCTTTTTTATCTTCCTCTTAGTGGTTCAACATTTAAAAAAGTTTATTACGATGGTCAGCTTGAAAGAGCGGTATCAAAATTTATTCCAGCAGAAGATCTTGTTGTTCCTTACACAGCAAGTGATTTAGATTCATGCGAAAGGATTACGCATGTAGTAAAACAATCAGAAAACGATATTCGAAAAAAGCAAGCATCTGGATTTTATTCGGATATAGCTTTGAACAGCCCTTCACCAGAGGATACGACATACAGTTCCAACGATGTTAAAGATAAAATAAATCAACTTGATGGCGTACAACCCACTGGTGAATCTTATGATTATACACTTCTTGAAATACACGCAGATCTTGATTTAGAAGAATATGAGACAACTGTTAATGCTGATCAAAAAAATATAAAAGTTCCTTACATTGTTACAATAGATGAAGGCTCGAGAAAAATTTTGTCAATAAGAAGAAACTATGATGAAGATGATGCAGCAAAAAAGAAAAAACAATATTTTGTTCATTATAAGTTTTTACCTGGACTTGGTTTTTATGGATTTGGTTTAATACATTTAATCGGCGGTTTAACAAGAACGGCAACGCAAGCTCTTCGTCAACTAATTGATGCTGGTACGTTGTCAAATTTACCAGCTGGTTTTAAAGCGAGAGGACTTAGAATTCGTGATGACGACAATCCTTTACAACCTGGTGAATTTAGAGATGTCGATGCTCCGGGTGGCGCCATCCGTGATGGATTAATGCCGTTGCCTTACAAAGAACCTAGTCAAACATTATTTGCTTTACTTGGATTTGTTGTCCAAGCGGGACAAAGATTTGCTCAAATAGCTGACATGCAAGTAGGCGATGCGAATCAAGGAGCGCCTGTTGGAACGACTATTGCTCTACTTGAACGTGGTTCACGAATCATGAGTAGCATTCATAAAAGAATGTACTATGCTATGACAAAAGAATTTAGATTATTAGCCGATGTTATAAAAACATATCTTCCAGATGAATATCCTTATCAAGTAGTTGGAGCGGATAGAAGTATTAAACAATCTGATTTTGATGATAGAGTAGATATTATACCTGTAGCGGATCCAAATATATTTTCTATGGCTCAAAGAATTCAATTAGCACAAACACAGCTGCAACTAGCTACAAGCGCACCTCAATTACATAATGTTAAAGAGGCATACAAAAGAATGTATCAAGCTCTTGGTGTAAGTGACATAGATAAAATAATGAAACTAGACAAGCCAGAACCTATGAGTCCAGCTGAAGAAAACCAAAAATTAATTGATTCTGATAAAATTGAAGCATACGAAGGACAAAATCATGATGCCCACATACAAGCACATATAGTTTTTGGTTTATCACCAATTGTTCAATTAATTCCACAAATAGCTGTAGATCTTAACAAACACATTTTACAACATGTAAGTTTAAAAGCAATTGAAGCTGTAGGTAAAGAAATCAAGAGTGCTGAAGATTCCATGGGTATGCCTATGAATGGTGATGAAGCTAACAAATTAAAAGAAGCTCAGATTGCTGTTCTTGAGTCACAATTTTTACAAGAAGTAAAACAATTACAAACTCAACTTTCTGGAGAAGGAAAACCAGACCCTGTTATTCAATTAAAACAACAAGAGCTGCAGCAACAAGCTATGAGAGACCAGGCAAGACTGCAAATGGACCAACAAAAATTAGGTTTTGAAGCTCAAAAATTACAACAAAAAGATAAAATAGATAATGCTAGAATTGAATCACAAGAGGATATTGCACAGTTGCGTGCTAATGTGAACTTGAAAAAATCAAAACCATCAACAAATTTTATTAAGGATGGTTAACATGAGTGATGATATGCAAGATGTTTTTGATATTTTCTTGAAGGAGGCAGATGATTTTTGCAAACTTCACGTGAAAAGCAAAACGGCAGCTTTAGTAATGGCTGAAGTTTTTATAGTAAAAGTTAAAGATTTGTTTCATGGTAAAGGTTACTCGGAAGAGGATGCTTTACTATTTATACAACATGCTTTACAAGAATTAAACGATATCAAACCAACAATACATTGAGGTAAAAATGAACTTTAAAAAAACAAAAGTTGAAGTGGTTAAGCATAAAAACCCTTTTCCAAACTTGAAAGTTTCTTCTGATGCCGCAGTTGTTTATTCACCTTTTGTTGTTAAACAAAACAAAGGTGGAGGTCCAAAAGGGCAGACAAGTAATGCGCAAATCAAAAAAGTTGCATTCAAGGGCGTAAAGTAATAAAACTATTTTAACAAAGGAGGTTTCTATGAAACTTTTAGCAGATCTATGGGATCATTTAAAAGAATGGTCTGATTGGAGTATGAAAGATTGGATTAAAGCTGGTATCGTAGCAGCAATCGTAATTATCATTATAGGAGCAATCTAAAGAATATGTGGCAACTATTAGCAAAACCACTTCTTGGCGTCGTCGCTGATGGCGTCAAGGGTTTTGTCGAAACTAAAAAGGCAAAACAAGAATTAAAATTAACAACTATCAAAGCAACGCAGAAACTAAAAGAAGATCAGATTGCTGGCAAAGTAGCCTGGGAGCAAAGTGCTGTTGACCAAATGAAAGGCAGCTGGAAAGATGAGGTGGCACTCATTGTTCTACTACTTCCAGCCGTTTTAGTATTCACGCCTTTACAAGAACATGTGCATAAAGGCTTCCTCGCACTCCAAGATTTGCCGTCGTATTATCATAATTTGTTGTACATTGCGATTTCTGCGAGCTTCGGCATCAAGGCGGGATCTAGCGCAATAGGAATGTTTAAAAAGAAATGAAAAAAGGTAAAGTAAAGAAAGTTAAAAAAGTTATTAAAGGTTTGAAAAAAGCTTCCAATTTGCATGCTAAACAAGCTAAAAGTTTACAAAAAGTAATAGGTAAAAAATAGGAGGCGACATGAAGAAAAATTTAAAACCTATACCAAAGAAAAATAAAGGATTACCTAAGTTACCAAAATCTGTTCGTAATAAAATGGGTTTTTTAAAAAAAGGTGGAGTTGTTAAGGGCTCTAGAGAGGGCTCAATTATTAATACAAAAACAAATTTTAAAAAAGGTGGCCTTGCTGCGGCGACTAAAGCTCTTAAGGCTAGAGGCATGAAAAGGGGTGGAAAAGTAAAAAAATAATGCCATTAAATAAAAAAGGTAGAAAGATAATGAAATCGATGAAAGACACTTATGGCAAAGACGCAAAGTCTGTTTTCTATGCATCAAAAAACAAAGGCATCATTAAAGGCGTAGAAAAAAAATCTAAAGGTGGTTCAATTAAAAGAAGGATAAAAATTAAATGAACATGGATAGATTATTAGAATCAGTAAAAAAACATGAAGGTTACAGAAATAAGGTTTACTTAGATACGTTGGGCAAAAGAACTGTAGGAGTAGGACATCTTTGTGTAGAGGATTGGTGGGATGACAATGTTGAATACGAAGAAAAATTTTTGATGGATATACTTCAAAAAGATCTACAAGAATCAATTCGTGGAGCTACAGAATTAATGGAAGATCATAATTGTAAGGATATTGATGAAAAAGCTAAGGAATTATTAATAGAAATGGTATTTCAGCTAGGCAAGACAGGTGTATCAAAGTTCCGCAACATGTGGAAATGCCTCTCTGAATTAAATTATGTGGGTGCTAGTTTTGAAATGCTAGACTCAAAATGGGCTAAACAAACTCCCAACAGAGCCAAAGCTATGGCAGATCAAATGAAGTCATGCGGCTAGAAAATTTTTTTACAGCATATAAAAAACAATTAATTGATAGACAAAAGGCAGTAGAAGAGTCTATAACAAGTGGGTTGTGTAAAGATTGGTCAGATTACAAATATTTGACAGGTAAAAACGCAGCACTTAAACAAGAAATACAGGAACTCACGGACCTGCTAAAGAAAACGGAGCTCGATATAGATGAATAAAATAATTATGCCAAAACATATATGGGATGGCAAGGCTGTAGAAAAAAAGAAAAAAGAACTAGAAAAAGTACCTACACCAACAGGTTGGAGAATGGTATTATTTCCATTAAAATTAGATAAAAAAACTAAAAGCGGTTTGTACCTTACAGATGACACAATTCAACAGTCACAAGTAACAACAAACATTGCTAAAGTTTTAAAAATGGGACCTAGTTGTTACAAGGATAAAGAAAGATACCCAGATGGAGCATGGTGTAAAGAGGGTGATTGGGTTTTAATTACCACATACGCAGGCTCTAGAATAAAGGTAGAGGATGGAGAATTAAGAATTGTTAACGATGATGAAATAATCGCAACGGTGGATGATCCTAGAGACATTTTACCTAAAAACATTTTTTAAACATGGAGAATAACATGCAACCACAAGTTAAAACAGAAGAAGATAAATTAGTTCCTCTCGATACATCTGGAGAATCAATGGATATTGAAATCAAAGACAATGAAGAAAATATAGAGGATGATGTTCAAGAAGAAAAAAAAGAAGAGGAGCAAGAAGAAAAAAAAGAGAGTTCTGAAGAAGAAGAATACTCACAAAACGTTAAGAAAAGAATAGATAAACTTACGTATAAGTTAAGAGAGTCTGAAAGAAGAGAAAAAGAAGCTTTAAGTTTTGCTCAAAAAATTAAGGACGAAAGAGATCAAGCTTTAAAAAAAGTTAACCAAGTTGATGACGGTTATTTAAAAGAATATCAAGCTAGAGTTTCCTCTGAGTTAGATAAAGCTCAATCT